CACGGTCAAATTCATAGGCGGTATAGTTCGAGGTCGCCAGAACGTCATACAGACGCCCCAGCGACCCGGAACCGATAAGCTCGACATACAGAGACTTGAGAATAGCCATGCCATCAAAGGCCTGGCCTTCCCTTGGCTCCGTACCCGCCGGCAGCACATGAAGTTTCTTCATGGCGCCTTTGATGATGTCGAGGTTTGTGGTGGGCATTAGGAGGTGGCGTTGCCCGGCATGATGTAATAGATGCACACCACGAATTTGCCGGTGCCGGTGGCATTGGCGGCGGTATTGGTGATCTGCTGCACCAAGGTCTTGGCGCCCAACTGGGTCACGGGGAATGGACCAGTCAGCGGCCGGAAATTGGCCGAATTGGTCAGCGGCAAATCGGTGATCGCGTCTCCGGAAAACAGCCCGCCATTCATGAAAAAGTCGGGGTCCGCCGAGTCCACGCCGTTCGCTGTGATGCCAAGGTCCATATCCAAGGCTTCGGTGCCGGTGTCCATGTCCACGCAGGCGAAATAGCCGCCGACAGGAATGGCGCCTTTGGGCAAATAGCCAACGTCGATGGTGTTCGTGCCCACCGCGATGGTCGTCACATCGATGATGGCATAGAGGCACTGAAGGATATTCGAGCCGCCGGCCGGCGACGGCACGGGGGCATTGAGGTCCGCACGGGTGCGGGTGAAAGCGACAGCCATTGAAGGCCTCCTTTTTAAAAAAGCGAGCACCCAACGGGACCAACGCCCCGCTGGGTTAGCTCAATTGTTGGTGGGATTAGGCGTCGGGCGCCGCAGCGACATAGGTCGTCACGATGCCCTGCTGAATGCCGTTGAAATGCAGCTTCTGCACGCGCAGCAGCTCCTCAATGGCGACGCCGGGACGGAACTTGTAGTCCTTCTGCAAGTCCGTCTGGAACGTCGGCTCCTGGCCCCAGGCAATACCCACAGCCTGCGCGCCCAGCAGGAAACAGGGCTCAACGTCCGTGGTTGCCGAGGCGCCCGCGTTCGTCAGGTGGGGGATTTCCGGGATTTCGCGATACAGCACGCCGTCGTAGATCACGTCGCCGTCCTGGAATAGCGGATTGGCTTCGACGTCGCGCGGGCGCGCATCGCGATTGGCCGTGGTGATGACGGTATCCGCCTTCAGGTCACGGAACGCGCGCGGGCCGCACAGCATGACGAAGAACTCGCGACCGCCATCCGTCTTATAGGGACGGATATGTGGGCTGGCGGCCTTCGCACGACGCTTGGCAAACGAGCCAATGGCCGCACTCATCTTGTCGGCGGTGGTGTCCAGCGTCGCCAAGGCAACCGAGTGATCGCCCGCCGAATAATTGGACGCCACGGCACCAAAGATCACGCGATCCTTGTTCAGGACCAGCCACGAATCCAAGTTGGCCTGGGATGCACCGGCCGCCTGGTTGGCGACGGTGATCTCATAGCCGCCGTTGGTCGTGTCTTCGGTGATAGTGCCGTAATCCACCGGGGTTACGGTGGTGGTGGCCGGCACGATGGACAGCAAGGACTTGATGATGTCTGTGCGAAGCTGCTCGGCTTCCCACGTCTTCAGCATGTCCTTGGAGGCGCCCCACAGGTCGATTTCCGTCTTATAAGAGGTGGACTTGGGAACGCGCACGGCGTGACGGCGCCAATCGACGGAGAGGGCGCAGTTATAGTTGCCCAGCTCCTCCTCGTTGCCGTCCAAGACCTGCGAGCCGGTGACACCCGAGCCGCGCAGACGCGTGATGAGCGGGATGTTGATGGTCTTGCCCGCTTCGTCCTGAAGATCCTTCTTGACGATGATCGGGTTGTTGTTGCTCGTACCCATGAGCATCTTGAAGCCCGAGGCGCGAACATATTCCGGGAAATAATCAGATTCCCATTTCTGGCGCTCTAGGGCGCTTGCGAGTGCGACTTCCATTTGGGTTTAACCTTCATTTGAAGGCCGCCTCAAAAGGCTCTTTCACCACAACGGTCTGTATTCCGCCCGCTGTTGGGGCAGAGGCGAGAGACGGTCGAGGCGCAGGTTTTGGGGCGGCTGGTTGGGGGGATGCCTGGGCCTGCGGTGCAGGCTGGGGCGCTAGGTTTGCGGGATCGGGGATCAGGCCGAGGCGGATCGCTTCGCGGCGGATAAATCCTTCGCGGTCGCTTCCAAGCTCCTTGGCGGTTCTCTCCGCTTCATGCTGACGGACGATCCAATCAACCGGATGCCGTTGGCGTTGCTGCTCAACGGCGAATGGCGAATAGCCATGGCTTGCCACTTCCTGTTGGGATTTTTGGATGGCCCATTGGATTGCGGCATCTACGGCTTCATCGCCGTGCTTTTCGCGAGCGTTAAATTCGGAGAAGTTGGCGGTTGCTTGCCATGCTGCATCCGCCGTCTGCTGCCGAACATATGCTGCGATGTCTTCCGGGGACTGGAAGGATGGGGTGGCTTGCGGTTGCTGCTGAAGCTGGGCCAATTGGCGGCGCAGTTCGGCAACTTCCCTATCGCTGTCTTGGCGCTTTTGGCGCTCATCGAGAACGGCGGCGAGTGGAACAAAGCCAGGCTCCGCTTTCGCGGGTTCGGGCTGTGCCACGGGTGCGGGCGCCTGCTGCTGGGCATCGGGCGCAGGTTGCGCATTGGCCATTGTTCCAAGTTGCTCTGGCGTAGGATCGGCGGCCTTTTTGGTCGCAAACCTTCCGCCCTCATCCCTTGGCTGGCCTGTTTGGCCTTCCGTGTTTTCCGGCTTCTCAACCGGCAGTTCCGATTTGTCCTCGTTGAATGTCGCTTCAAAGCTGTCAGACATGATTCATCCCATGCGCCCAAAACAGTGGCGGCCTGCATTCCAAAAGCGGTTGGAAATTCCCGTCAGCGCCCGTTAAACCGGCGGCGTCCCGGCATTCGCGCCCGGTAAATTCGCGCCCGGCGGCGGCGCTTGCAGCGGCACATGCTGGTCGTTGGCGTCCAGCGTGTGGCCCTGCGGCATTTGAGAAGCGGACAAGGCCGTGAGATGACCTTCCATCGCTTCGACTGTCGTTTGAACTTGTGTGAGGTCCGTCTTGGCCTTGTTGAGATCGGCCTGTGAATTGTCCTTGTTGATACCGGCCTGAACCTCTGCGGCTTTCAGTTGATTGGCAGGCGCATTGTTCTGCGCTGCCTTGGCCTGCGCCTTCTCCAGCCGCTTGATGACGTCGCGGCGCTTGGGTAGCGGGCTCATTTCGAGCAAGACTTCCAGCGGGACCACGGTCGGGCCGTAGACCTTGGCGATCTCGACAAACTCGTTGAAGATTTCCTGTTCCAGCGTGGCGGTATCGGGAACGCTGTCCACCACAATGTCCACGTCCATCTTGGCGACGTGGTTTTTGGGCGGGCCCTGGACCAATTGCCCGGTCATCGGATCAATTTGCGGAGGCGTCGGCTCGTTGATCTGCACATACTGCGGGGCGCCATCATCGCCCGTGACGCGAATCCATTTGGGCGCATCGTAGAATTGGCGGCAGCGCGACCACGCCTGCTTGTGCACCCGCTTTTTCCAGCCGGTGAAGCGCCCCAGCGGCCTGGCCAATTCGACCATGCCAGCCTGCTGGCGTATCTGCTGGGCGCGGCCCGAGGCATCGGCACCCTGCCGCCCAAGAATTGCTGGATTGGGTGCTAGACGCTCCAGCTCGGCCTTGGCCTCATTCAGCATCTCGACGCTGTTGGCCACAACATCCTGCCGTGGAACAACCTGATAGCCGGTTGGGATCACACCATCGGGGCGCGCCGCTTCCTTGCGGGCTTCGTCAACATTGACTGGCGGCGCATTTGGGTCCGTCTTCTGGATCTGACGGGTGTTGATCTCATGGATCGCTTTGGACCGGCGGGCGTTGATCTCGTCCTGAATGTCGATCATGTCCTTGACTTCGCCATAGCGGGTCAAGTCGCGGGCAACATAAAGCGCCTGCGTCTCGATGGGATTTACCGGGTTACCCTTGTCGTCCAGATAGATCGACGGCGCGCATTCATCGAGCTTGCCGCCTGCATGGAAAACGGTGTGGTTCCAGATACCTGCTTCCTTGTAATACATCTCCACCACCATTAGGCGGCGAGACTTCTTGTCCACCCAAGGGCGTTGGCCCTGCTTGTCGGGCTTGTCGTCCCAGCCCTCGAAAGCCGCCCTCCCGGCGTCACCGTTGGTTACGGTGTTCTCGATCTCCGCAGCCTTTTCAGGATAAATCGCCGCAACATCATCGGCATACATCCACTTGGCGATGCCGTCGTAACGCTTGTCAGAAAAGTCCGCCTTGCGGCTCTTGGTGTCGTAGAAATATTCCTCGGACGGGATGAGCGTAATGCTCACATCATCGTTCAAGAACTCAATGATCGCCCCGCCATACCCCTCGATCAGCATGTTCTCCAGGGCATCCATGGAGAGTGCTTCAAACTCGTTAGTATCCCCGACATAGCGGAGCGTCATGGTCGCAACGTCGCCCGCGTCCAGATCGGGTTCCTCCAGCGGAGGCCCGCCATTGCCGCCCATGACAGGCTGGCCGGGAGCTGGTTGGCCCATCTGGGGCGCCTGCGGCTGGGCAGGAGGCTTGGGCGGGTTGCGCATGTAGGCGCGCGGGTCGGTCTTGCCCTGCTCGACAACACCCAGGATACCCAGCACTGCCCGCTTAGTGCGGTTCACAACCACGTCGGGCTGCTTTCTCAGCCTCAGAACGCGGCGTTGTGCTGCGGTAAGCTGCTTGCCGTCAAAATAGTCCCGGCAGGCCTCGGACAGCTTGCGCGTGTCCTCCATGCCTTCGCGGCTGTCATCGAACATGCGCTTGAGCTGGTCGAGTGTTTTGCCGGTGTTGGCCTCGGCTTGGCCTGCTTCACTCACTTTTTGAACGTCCGCTCAAATGCACCTTCGCCGGGCAAGAACAATTCATTTCCCGGCTCCACTCGGCTGAAATAGTCCTTGAGTTCGTATGGGCTCATGAACTGGAGGTTTACAGGGCTCGCTTGGAACGCCCATTTTCCGTTACCCAGATCGCTCCATGTGCCGCCTATCTGCGGGCCTCGGCTGTACTGGCTGCCGGTCGAGAACGTCGGATGGTTGGGCTTCTTGTAGGTATCGGGATAGTGGCCGTTGCCTGCCTGGCCGGCACCAGCAAGCCACGCGCCGCGCATATCGTAGTCGTACCAATCCTTGGGATTGGGATAAGCCTTGAGAAACGCCGCCTCTTGTTCGGGCGTCAGTTGCGTGTTGTACTGGTTCGTGAGGTCCCGGATGCCCGGATCACTCACTAAGCAGCCTATCTATTTCGGCAAGGCGCCGTTTGATCGCATCGCAGTTCTGCTTCCAGCCGCTGCCAAAGCGCTCACGGATGGCGAGCTTGTGTTGCAGGTCTTCCTTTTCCTTTTGCAGCTCAGACTTCTCGCTCACGCCGTTCTCCAATCGCCTTCTACATCGCGGTCGCGGCGCCAACGGCCAAGGTCTGAGGGGTTGCGGTTGATTTCTGCCTGCGTGACGATCGCCGGGTGCATCTCGTCCAGGGCGCGGCCGACGAGAGAGCCGCAGTCCACTTCATCATCATGCTTGCCGGCCGGAAACCGCAGATATTCGTCCAGAATTAGATCGCCCTCGATCCCGTCCAGTATGTGCACTTTGCCCATCGCAGCGCGGGCCTGGAAACCGCGCGCCCGCGTTGGCTTGTCGTGGATGCTGGGCAGCCATTCGAGGCGCGCGCCCAGTCCTCGTTCCACCAAGCGACGGCGCAGCATCGGCTCAATCGTCTTGGCGATCACGCCGCCCTCGCCAAACCATGCGAGCGGTTTGTGCTGGGCAATCAGATCAACTTGTCGCTCGATCCAGACATCAGCCGTAGCCTGCCCACGCCATCCACCGAGGCACCAAATATCCCCGGCTGGATCAACCCCCCACACACGAAGCACGGTAAAATCTCCGCCGTCTTCGGTGACCGCATAGTCACTGGAGCCATACAGGTGCAGAGATCGAGGTAGCTGCTGTAGAGAAAATCGCTTGAACCATCCACGCTGGAAATATGTTCCTTCGTC